CCCCCAGGATTGTAGCTAATTGCTGTTTTGTAACTTTTGCCACGTCATTTCCTTTTACAACCAACGCATAATCAAAGTCCGTCAACTGCGATACTTCATTTAATTTTTTATCTGCCATAATCGTATTTTTTTTAATTATTTATTACTACTTGATTTTCTACCACTTGAACATAGCCACCCGAAACAAGATTTTCCAAATCGAATGCCATGCCTATTCCACTGTCACGGATACAGAGATAAAGAACTTCCTTATCGGTGTAATACTTGCCTTCCTCCAGTACCATGTTATGTACCCAAGGTATAGGATCATCCAATGTACCGGAGTGTTCTATCTGCACAACCTTGTACAAGGATTCCGTACCCGTTCCCGGCTTCCAGTCCTCCTGCGGTGTATGTTTCTGTACAACCTCGTAGAGTGTACCATCATAGCGGAACCGGAACGACACATCAACTTCCGTACCTATCAGATCTTCCCATGCCGGAAAATAGTCTTTCTTTAACAATGCTTCTTCTGTAGTAAGCCCGGCATTGTTGATATTCGCTGAGATATCATTGAGCAACGTATCCACACGGTCAAGTGCTTCAACGTCTATAGCCGCCACATCAATAAATGATGCTTCGGCAATCATCTGCTCCTTCTGCTTCGATGTGATCTCTTTCCACACGGCCACATCCTCAGGGCTGTTTATCAACACCTGATTTTCAAATCTTCGTTCCGACAGAGGCATATCCTCGGCCTGTGTCAGATAACAATCATAACCTGCTTGTAATATCATATCTTTTACTCAATTAAATCCATACGTGTTATATACCAATGGTTGTTAAAGGCCTTCATCTCCAAAACATAAGGCCTTGCCATCAGAATTTCTGTCTTATTGTTATATGATCCCGCCAGTCCGCAGAAATAGTTCGTAGCCTTGTACTTGTCCGGATTCTTAGCCACCCTTGATGTCATGTCTACTACAAACTCCAGTTTCAATCCGTTCCATGATGATGCGGGAGGAAGGGTTATGGTTCCGCCAAGACCATCAGCAGAAAAGAATGTAGATCCCTGAGTGGAAGGATTCACAGTCATGTTACCTTCCGAATCAGCCAGATTATCCATATCGCTTCCCGGTGAATAGAAGAGAGTGGCGGTGATTATACCTGTCACATTTGCCTTCGTGGAAACAAATTCACCCAGTTCATTCACCCGGTACGGAGCACTGCCCGGAACACCACCGCCAGCCCATATCCTTACAGGTGTCGTACCGGCTTCCTTGCTGCTTCCTCCTGTAAGACCGGCTACAACATTGTTATTTGAGTCCTTTATTATCAGTTCATTGCCTTGGACGAAATCAAGACTGGCGTTCTTGGCAATAATAAGACTGGTATAGATAGGACCAACATTACTTAATTCCGTCCAGTAGGTAGTGTTGGTATAGGTTATAGAAGACGAAGATGTATGTGTTTTAATACACTTATAAACATCCCATCCGTCCACCGCACTATTGTTTCTCACCATTACGATATCAATATACCGCGTGCCGCTTGTAAGGGCTTCGTCATTTCTGTACGTTACCCCGGTTGTCCATTCGGAATCCCGTATGATACAGCCCTGTATTCCTTGTACGCCCTGATCTCCTTTGTCCCCCTTTTCACCATCATCACCCTTGTCGCCTTTTTCTCCGGTATCGCCCTTCTCAGCCCATACGTCATATTCGGCTGTATTCACTTCACCCGTCAAGCAGTATCCGCCATCGCTGAACGTGAACCGGTTGCCGGCATTATCCGTCCAACACCACAAGGGAGGATTCGTAGTGGATGCCTTGGCTACATAAGAGCCACCACCCATCGAAACGACACCCATCTTGGGAACGACCATTCCGGTCTTGAACTGCCCCATTTGGGTGTAACCCTGTCCATCCACGCCATCCTGAATCATCGGCACGCTCTCTATATCAACCAATACACCTTTCGCATCATAGAATGAAAATATGATTTTGGAAGAAATGGATGAAGAAGGAATAGAGGCACCATTACTGGTACTGATTTCAGAACCGTTATCTATGGCGTATTTCAAGGTTCCATCCGTAGTGACTTCCGAAACACCGCCAACTGTTTTCATCCTCGTTGCAGAAATCCCGGAAACGGAATACGTACCGTCTTTCTTCTTCACAATATTGCTCGCCGAAGTGACCAGACTATACAATACCGCATTCTTACCGCCACGTACACCGGCAAGCGTGAACTTGAGTACACGTGACTGTTCCACACCGTCAGCCATAGCCTTCACGGTAATTGATATCTCAGTACGGTCAGCAAGAGCCGTTCCTTTCGCTACAGATAATGTAATATCACCCGTAGACAAGTCATAAGAGGATGTTACACCTGTCACGCTCTGCACGGATATGGAGGAAAGGGAAAGCTTTGTTGCTCCGTTCCACATGGATGCTGTTGTCGTAATTGACACCTCATCCACAGTTTTCCCATTTTCGTCCAATGCAGCATTATCCATCTGGTTATCCAAGTCGGCACTGATCGCATTGAACGAATGGTTAGCCCACGGTTCGGGAGTAGAGAAAGCACCCCATATACCGTCCTTCTTCGTTCTTTTGCTTACCCATTCATAGGGTATGCTTGCCGACACGCCTACAGGATCATCATTCCAGCCGGAAGGCACATAATCGTCAGTCTGTGATGTTTCCGGAGTGGAAGGTCTTGTATTCGTCGTGGTGTTCGTGAAGATAAACTCATGATCTTTCGCATCCCTTCCGTCTTTTCCGCTTTGGACAAGAAGTTCATATTCATCGGTATTTATCTCTCCTGTAAGACAATAACCGCCATCGCTGAACGTAAACCGGTTGCCGGCATTGTCCGTCCAGCACCATAAGGGAGGATTTGTAGTGGATGCCTTGGAAAGGAATGAACTTCCTCCCATTGTAACGATACTCATTTTGGGAACAACCAAGCCGGAATACCACGGACCGCTATTGGTCACGCTCACACCGTCCTTTCCCGGTGCTCCCGGTGTTCCCGTATCACCTTTAGACGCAATTTCCAGCCAGTCGCCATTAGATCCCGGTACAGAGGACGAACCATCCTCATTGATACACGCCCACATGCTTCCGTTATAAGACAAGCTGTCGTAGTAATCGTAATGTACGCCAGGTATATAGCCTTCCTCACGGAAATTCAAAGTCTGCACAGGTGTTCCATCCGGCTTTATCTGCTTGATGATACCTGTCATATATATATTATTCAGATACATGGAATAACCGTCCATGTTCAGTCCGAATATATTCAGATTGGAAAGGTCGCCATATTGTAGGGCAACATTGGCGGCGGAGATCTCCCATGTATTCTGTTTCCACAACATACGGGTGTAAGTCCTTGTTTCGTAGACTGAGGTCTGGCGCTCCGTATTAGTGAAACTGCCGTATGCCACGAAAGTCATCATCTCAAAAGGATCGAAAGAAGAAGACCACGATGAAGAAGTGGGGCGCAACTGGTACTTGAATGTTTCGTTTCTTTCACCTGTAACTTCCGTAACCGTGAAATAGACTGTACAGAATCCGGCAAAACGTCTGTTGCCCTTTCCATCGTCGTAATCCTCCGTAGCGTTCCCGGTGATGTTATGATAGATACCCATACAGATATCTCCTACTGCGACAGCACCAATCTCACCATCTTCCAGCTTAAGTGTACATGTCTTGGTCCCTGTATCTACCGTTTCTATAATGCCGGCTCCGGGCGCACGCCACTTGTCGCCCAGCGTGACCATCACACGATTGTATCTTAATTCGGGAACTTCGAGAAACCGGCGGATAAACATGCTCTCAAACTCCCCATGCCCTGTATCGAATATCTTGGCTCCGAATCCGGTTAAGCCGCTTGCAAAACCATTCTTTCCGAAAACAGCACCGGCAAACATACTGAGAAGAAATTTAGTGGAATCCGCCACGTCCTTCCGCAAGAATATCTCTTTCAGCTTCTCCGCACTGTTCTCTATCTCAGTCATTACACGCAATGCGCTCATCACATCCTCATCGGTGTAGGTGACATCCTTGTCACCCTGCTTTACGATGCGGTTTATCAGATTCCCGGCTATCTTAAGACCTTTGAGGTAATTAATGATCCCTTGCGCATCATCATCGTTCAATGCGGAAAGGAACCAGTTTTGTACAGGTGTGTCCTTATCCAGCGTGTATGCAGAGTTGGCGTGATCGGCGTTGGTGACATCACCACTACCACCACCCTGTATAATAGTCACAGATCGGGGAGCATACTTGCCATCTCGCTCCCTTGGCACTATACGGCTAACGATTCTTATATCTGACCTTATCGCCATTCTCTATCATTGATAATGTTAATGTATTCTGTTCGTAGTCCCATACACCACTCAGCAACATGAATTTCTTACTAACCATAGAATTGTCATACAAAATCGTGAAAGGGTGAATGGAATCACTGTTTTTTAATACCTGAGTTAACTTGATTTTGGTTACTCGATATCGGTTGATTACGCGGCGAATATAACTTTCTTCAAGACGAATCATTTCATTCTCTCCGGCATAATAGATATTATCTGTTACGTAAAAACCGTTAAGCAAAGGTTTCGAAAAGCTGGCACCATCATTATTATAAGTAGATATTCCGAACTCCTGCTCATCCAGTTCAGTCATATATTCTTCATTAACCACATTTTCGTAAACCCTATCCCCATCTTCACCTTCAAAATTTTCATCATCCCTTTTGTAATACTTTACCTGCAAATCCTTGAACCCTATTCTAGATATATGAAAATCATTCCACGGCGTACTAAAACCCTGCCCCAATAACCGTAGTTCTAAATCTCCATACAAACCACTGTCAGGCAATTTTATAAGATATCCGTTGGCCCCGGTATAAGGATCATCGACAGTTTTTGTATTAATAACCGATCTCCAATATCCTACGGTATTACTTACTTCCACGCGAAATGTGGACGATGAATCCATTGTCCACGATGTACCGTTCCAATACCAGTTGCCAATCCGTAGTTGAAATACAGGCGCGTATTTACCTTCCTCAAACTCCCTGTTTTCCAACTGGTACTCATACGTTGTATTATATATTCCCAAACTAAAGGATAAACAGATAGCCCCATATACGTATAACAGCGATCCTCCTTTTATCAAGAGTAGCGGATCAGACAGACTCCAATACTTATCCTCGTATGATCTGAGAGAATTTATACGACATACAACAGCATTTTCCCATGAGTATTCCGAAACATCCGGAACAAACACGCCATCTTCTATATGGCCGTTGCATTCCGAAATCTTCGCGATGGACGAACCAAAATTCTTTAAATTCCCCGTATTCGGATCATTATCTGCATTTATTTCAATTTCTCCACCTGCGGCATCATATATCTTCGGTTCCCATACTACAGGCTTATATGTTTTCAAGATGTATCGTTTCCATTCTGAATCCACATCAGTTATTTTCCCATCAACCGAACGTTTTCCAAACAAATCAGCCAGACTATCGTAAGGCTCTTCATCAATCATACTCTCCGGAGCGTTATTTATAGCTTTTACCGTAGCTTTATTATAACCTTTCTCTATATCTATTGTATGGTTACTGCCTGCAAACCCAATATTCTGTAGCAAAACCTCATTCGGATATACGGTATCATATTCTGTCAAGCCTTCATTATAAGCATGGTATTCACCATTCCAATCAGGGTCCACAAAATATAAACTTCCTTCATAATCGTATAAGCTCCAGCCCAAAAAACGGCACAAATATTCCAACACTTCGTTGAGGTAATTCTCTTCCGATATGAAATTCTCTTCCGCAAGAATAAGGTCTTCAAATAGAAATCTATTTTCTGAGTAATCGTATTCCGAAGAGGCGTATACATGAGGTATATAAATCTTCTCATACCCTCCATTCGCAGACTTAAGTATGTATCTAAGCAGGTCTATAGCCTTAATAAAGGAATCCTCGTTCTGCTGCTTGTATCTTATATTCTCAAGCGTGCCTATCGCACTGATACAATCAATACTGATATTATCCGGCGTAGGCTTATAAGGCTGTGTAAATTGCTCCGGCACAATATACCCCGTCCACATCAACTTGTCACCCTTGAACAGCTTAACCGGCGCATACTGGTTATTAATACTAAATAGATCCAGAAGCAAATCATTGCCAAGAAGAGTTAATGTCGCCGTAGAACTTCTTATCGGTTCATATACAAAATTCTCATCGTTCCCCTCCACGGTAAATGCGCTTCTCGCACCCAGTAATTCCGTCACCTGTCCCACATAGCCCTCAATATATACCTTCACATCGTAGGCGGTGTTCTTGTAATCCTTGAAATGTACGTTATATCTCTGTCCCATATCACCACTTTATATTGTTAGCCTTCATGTAATTCCTTATCGTTATATACATAGCCTTACCGCTTACCCGTGCCTCACCGTCTACCGTTATGTGATTGGATGGTCCACCATTATTAATCATATCAAACAGCTTGCCTTGTTGGGACTGGTTCAATATCATCTCACCACTGTTAACCCTTGCTATCATGTGATCACCGAAAAATGAAGAGCCTCCCACTATACCACCTGTTGCATATTTGGGAATATTGGCTAAAGCTGCTAATACTGATGCTATGGCAGCGACAGCCAAAGCGGCGCCAACGAAAGGGATGGAAGCGACAGACGAAGCGGCGCCGGTTACGGCTGCTTCTGTATTAGCCACAGATTCTTCCTTTTTCTTTGCATTAAGGGCGGAAATAGCCGGAATCGCAGCAGCTACGGAGGTCATTAAGTTGCTGAAATAAGACAGGATCGAACCGGCAGCACCATCAGCCATCGAAGACATACTACCAAAAGCACTACCTATGGCACTTAACGAATCAGCGAAATCTTCATTTGATTTTATATCCTCTCTTGTAATCGGCGGTTTCCATTCTCCTTTTTTTGCCTTAAAATCAGGTGTGCGAGACATTTCAGCAAAGTCCTTCCGTATTTTCTTAATTTCTGAATGGGGATCATCAACCCCTTTAGAATATTTCAATTCCAACTCTATATAATGTTTCTGTTTAACAAGACTATCTATCTCCTGTTGTACTTTTATTCTACTTTCATCATCAACAGCCAAACGGAATTCCAGTCTTTTTTTTGATATTTGCTCTTCCAAATATCCTATTGAACCTTCCTTAAACTCTATTTTAGGCGTTTTATTTTTCTTTTCTCCGTTAGTTTGTGTACCCGTATACGTTTTGTAACCCTCCAAACTGGTAACTTTCACAAATCCTTTCACTGCCTTATTGGCGTTATTGAACTCATTCGCTGTTTCGTTATACTCCCTACTGACAGAAGCTAGAGAAGAACTTAATTTCATGTACTCTGAGCCCATTGTAGCTATATTCTGCAATTCATCGTCAGTATACTTGTTTAGCATGGCATTCGTTATTATAGCCTCTCTGTAAGTATTATCTAATTCCTCTAACTGTGTGTTTATTGCTGTAACTCTAGTTTCATCTAAAGTTCCCTTTCTTTGACGCAACAGATTCTCACGCACGGCACGGTAATTCCCATACTGCCGCCCGTATGCACTCTTCAACTCATCCCTTTTTTCCGGACTGGTCACATCTAGCCTCAACGCCATCTTTACATCATCAAAATTCACCTTCACATTTGACGATCCTATTTCTGAATCTACAGATTTTACAATGGCGTTTACAAGATCTTTTTGTAATGTTTTGTTGATTTCCTCCTGTTTATTCAATGCCTCCCTCCATTGATTGAAAGCCGATACTCTCTCATCTAATGGTGCAAACTTGTTTTTCGCTACGTATTGCGCCTCTTGTATCTGCATCTCATTCTCCGCACTGAAAAAACCATGACTTATCTTGGTGTTTCCTAGCTGGTCCATCGCAGCATAAGCCCCCTTTGCTTTATTTATTATCTGGTCAAGCCCTGATAAAAATCCATTAAATTCACCGGTTCCTAAAGAATAAAAGAACTGATCTACGGACTCTTTAGCCGAGTGCATGGTTGAAGCGGTCAAGTCTCCTAATGTCTGACTTGAATGAAGAACCTTATTAAATGCCTCTCCAGCAGTTACAGCCATACCAAACGTTCCAGCAAGCTTCACTATGTTCGCACCTGCCTTAGTGGCCATTCCCTTTATATCAGTTTCAAAATTCCCTATCTCACCCTTCGCTCTTTTGATGTTCTTATCAAAATCGGCAGTGTTGAATAATAGTCTTACAATTGCATTACTCGCCATATTCCATGTTTTTTGCCCGTTCCCTTAATTCTTTCAATTCATTCTCATCTATTTTTATCGGCTCCCGTTCTTCGTCCCACGGAAATGGAAACAGCAATTCAGGTGTGAGACTTTTCGTAGAATTCACTTGTGCGATAGTATACATCATCATCCTTGTGCGCTCCCATGCCTCCTGCTCCTTCCGGTTCATCCCCCTTATAAATGCAGCACACTCGCTAAAAGTCATACTATCAAAGAAATAATCAGGTGATATCCCTCCACGACCGACAACTTCTTCATACAACCTTATCACGCTTACTTCTTCGTTCTCTTTCCCATCGCTTTTTTTTTATCATCTTTCCCGATAATCACACTGATTCTCTTGTTCTCTTCCTCTAAAACAGCTAGAAATGTTTCGAAAATAGACGGATCGGAATCACATGCGTCTATCACATCATCAAATGTTAACGGAAAATCCTTGTTATTTGCCATCAGCATAGCACATAACAGAATATAACTGTTAACCATCTTGTCGCCGGAATAGGGCTTTCCGGTAATTTCCTCATATATAAATAAGGCGCGCAGAGTATACCTTAATGTATACTCTGCATTGTTGATCGTTACTTTCTTCATAGCCCAATAGCTTTAAATCAAGCTCCTGCTCCTGTAGCCTTCTCTAGTTTCCCCTGTCCCTTAAACTGTGCGGTCATGGTAGAATTACTACCCTTGGCATCAGTACGGTCAAGAGATGTAATTAAAGCCTTACCCTTGTAATACTTCTGGCCCGTCTTTGTAGCCGGAGAAGCCCAACCGTCTTCGGGAACACCGTCATTACTCAGATTAGCCGGTACTCCCAAGATGATATCAACCGCCTCACCGGCAATAAAAGCATCATAAAGAGAATCAAAACTTTCCACATCAGCATCAGCACTCACTAACGCCTCTGTAGATGCTTCCCATCCCATCTTCGTCACTATCGACTCATCCCACATGCCATCGTCCTTGCTGGCGGCATCGCCCGTCTCTGCGGTAAGTGTCAGCTTGTGACTGGTTGCCAAAGCCGTAGCCTTACCGGCAACGAAAATCATAAAATCCTTTCCATTCAAAGGTTTTGCTTTTGACATAATCTATATAATTTAAAAGTTAAACAATTCTTAAAAAAACAGATTCTATTCTCACGAACCGAATCCGTAAAACAATTGATTTTTACTATGAATTTATTCTTAAGTGCTATATTCAATAAGTTATCTACATAGGCAATACATCAGGGTGTCTCTGATAATACACCTTCGTTAGTGCCTGTTTCAATTCCTGATAATTTTTAATAAATCCCAGCTCAATCCATTGGGCTATCTGTTGTTCCAGTTCATACATCTCACGTATCTTAGCCTCATCGCCAATCTTATTACGCATTTCTGATTCATGTTTGCCGTACACAATGATATTGAGTGATTTTGCCAAATCACTAACTTTTTGCTTAAATACCTCCTTTGGAAGGATAGTATAAACTGCTGCACACATTCTAGGATATGCATCACCCGCAAGATTGCGGAACTTTATCAATTCGTCATAGACGAATTTTAGAACATCATATTTAAATGATGGATTGATCCACATTGCAAAATCAATAAAAAGTATAGGATGCATCCATGTACCACCGTTCTTGCCTCTTGTTTTTAAATACGTAGAATCTTGCGTGTTTAAATTCTCTCTTTCCATTATAACTTTTATCAACTCGGATGTAGATTGGAGATCAAAAAATTTTGTTACCTCTTTTTTCATGCCTGACTTTTCATTCCATTGTGCTAATAATTCTGTAGCGCAAAAGAAACCATCTTTTGTCCGTTGGGTTACTTTAAACTCACCCATCGGACGTATCATAATCTGATTGGTTTTCATAGATCAATTGTTTTAAAATTAAATGAAAGAGTTATAGTAAATGCGTCTATATCCACCAGATAATCTTCAATACATGACAGAAGAGAACTATCAATGACCTCAAACTTATCATATCGGGCTGTTTTCCCTTCAATAGCATAACGCACCTCATTAGCCGTATTCACAGCAACTTCATACGTCTTTGACACAATCATCAAAGTAGTGGATACATTATCCGCACAAGATCCATCCTTGGTTTCATCCGGACCATCCAACGAACTTTCAAAATTGATAAATGGATACTCCGGAACTCCAGCCGGAATAACGACCGGATATATCCTGTTTCCCACCGCTTCCGTAACAGCTTCATTAGCCTGTAAGGAGCTTATTATATGTTTGCTTATCAATAGACTCATTTTCTTTCACTTACCTCCAGTATTAATTTTACAATCCGTTCCGACAATACACGGCCGGACTTAGTTATTTCTGATTCGGCTCTCGGCTTGAAGAAATTCCTTGCAGACACAGAACCTCGATACGCCGATTTCTTCATTCCCGGATTTCGTATCTGTGTATGCCTTGCCTGTGTCCCACTATTAATAAATCTCAATATAAAAGCCCTATCCGCACCTATATACCCCCTCGTGCGCCTTGTTGTTTTACTTATATACCGCTTTCTTCTTATTCCCGAAATCCCCCCTGTCGCCTGTCCCGATAATGCCATTTTCTTAGCGGCTGACTTTCTGTTAAGGATACTTATATTACCTCCGTTCCCATCCCTGTAAGTCATAATCTTGACAGCCTTATAAGCTTTTCGCGGATCGTCAGCCATTGCATTACGGGCCGTTCCTTGCAGGGTATTTCTTGCAGGTACAAGAGCTTTCCTTACCTCTTTCCTTATATCTTTGGTCTTGACTACTTTTCTGTATTCCATCCGTTCAAGCATGATTATAGGTTCTCTTAGATCAGTAGACAATATCACATCAGCCATATACTACGTATTTTTATCCCGGATACATGTATCCGGGAGTATTAATTATTCTGAGGCAGTCGCCAATTCTCCTAAGGTAAAAGCTTCAGGACGAAGAGTTGTAAACGCCCAATCGCCATTTAGAGTCAACCGTACAACATCGGATGTATCCTCTGAATAAGGATTGATTATAAAACGTTGCTCTCCGAACTGACCGATAGGCTCATACCCCCATGAACCGAAACCGATATAAGTCTTGTCTTCCGTATTGATATAGTTCGTACAGAATACAGGAACACCAGCTATCGAGTTGTTCTCAATAATATATCTTCCTGTATTTCCCGGATTGGACTCGCCTTCATATCCCCGGTCTGTAGTTTCAAGAATAGCCTTCGTGTATTCATCCATCACATAGGCCATATAGCTTCCCTCAATTCCCTTTAGCAAAGTCAACGCGCGCATTAACACCAGCTCCTTGAATGTAGGAATTTCATTGGCGAATTTGATAAATCGCGCTGCCTTCTTCTTCGCCATCGTATCTAAAGATGCGACAGTTACAGGAGTGGCTGCGCCGGATGATGTATTGGCGATATCAGAGAACGGACCTACCAACTTATGGGTCTGTTTCCCAGTGGTAAACATCAACTTATTCAAAGTTCTTGTTACAGCCATCGGTATCTGCTGCTTGACAACTTCGTATGCCACTCCTTCAGTCTGGTTGATTGTCTGACTTGTGATCTTAATGGTAACACCCACTCTCTGAGGATTGGGGACAATCTTACCAATCTCTATTTTCTTATCGGTCAAAGCTACAGCCTCGCCAGCTACTTCCGCCTCAACTGCTGAAACTGTCGGCCAGCAATAATCCCCGGCTAATCCCGTGCGCAACGGCAATCCCAATTTGGAAATGATTAAACCCTCTTCCAATGCCGGAATGATATCATTAATTGTAAGAGGGATCATTGGCTGTGCACCTGTACTAATCATGCCGGTAAATTCACGCTTCATCACGTGAGAACTTCTTGTATTGATGTGTTCGCGTAAAAACGCGTCAAAAGCAAGTTCGCGGGCGGTAACTTCCACATATCCTCCCCTGTCCGCACATGCGATACGCACATCCAAGGCATTCATTTCACGCTTCAAGCACTCAATTTCATCATTTTCTGTTTCAGAAAATGCACGCTTGTTCTCTGACTCTGCCAGATCCGCGATCTCGTTAAGACGTACTTTGATTTCCTCGCGTCTGGTAATGTACTGTTGTACATTTACTTTTTTCCCTTTATTCATAAACAAAATGATTAAAAAATTTTCTTATTAGCTATTTTTCTCAATTCCGCATAAGCGGTTTCATTCTTCTCAATTGCTTCCCGTATCATCTCATCCTGACGCAACACAATACCGGAGGCTTCCACCTCCCGTGCGGTGACGCTAGTCTGCACATACGCCGGATCAGATGCTATAGTCATTTCAAAAACCTCATCAATACGGGTAACGTGTCTTAGCAGCACGCCTTCATCATCCTTGGTGTATCTGACCGAAGAACTTTCATCACTCCAAAAGGTAAATGAAGAACCTGCCAGATCCCCTCTTTTTACCAATTCTAAAGCGGTAGTTCCATCCTGAGTCGCTGGAGCTGTAAATCTGTATCTTACACCTGTTTCATCAACAGAAAGCGAAAGCGAGCCTTCACCCCTGTTCCATCTGGCTAGTAATCTTTCGCGATTATGCCACAACGTCATTTTGATATCCATCCGCTTCAAATCGTCCTCCGCTATGGCTCCCGGCTCTATGATTTCACGATAGTTGTCCCAGTAATCCACAAGCATACGACTCTCAACACCGAATACAATCGCATAACCCTCGATTATCCGGCTCTCATTCCCGTCCTCCGCCTCCCGAATCCTCGGTTGAAACCGGTCACCGGTCATGTATCTTACCTCTCTTTTCTTGGATTTATCCATATTTTACATATTTGTTTACAATCTTCAAACGCTCCCTTAGGAAACGCCCTTTTTATATCATATAAATACCTGTTTCCGGCTTACCCGAAACCATTCCCTTCATCCAGAATAGAGGCCGTGATAGTAATACTTCCGTCCCTTTTGGAGCGGTTGCACGAATCAATCCTATAAGTCTTCCCGTCCCATACCAGCCGGCAACGGTCTGTAACAACGGAAAGGTAGCGCATTGTCACAACTACCGAACTGTTCATCCAAGCCTCACCGGCCGTCAAAGCTCGCGCCCCCCTTTGAAATGCTACATTAGCCCATACTGTAACCGATTTCTTGTATTCAACCACCTGCTCATTCATGCCACCCCGGCTTATTTCCGGGGTCATAATATCCACTCTTTCCGTTAATGTCCCTGCTGATATCATGATTCACTTCTGTTTGACAATTTCACATAAGGCTTTACAAGCATTGATATGGTAAAAGGAACCATATTCTGGGTTATGGATGATACCGGTTCCCTGTTTCTGAACAAATGGGCTACAAGTAGCAACATGGCCGATTCCAAGGCTTCCGGAAACCCTTTCCCATGAACATCCTCCCATGACTCCAACTCTTCAAACGTGCGGTTTGTCATGTCTATTATTATACTTTCACATGCCATACCCCATGTATGCAATAACTCCAACTCTTCATCCTGCACGTCCCTTATCTGGGCTTTCATCTTCTTCATTGTCAACACACGCAATTCCCTACTCATCGTCTTCTCCTTCCTTGTTATCGTTTATATTCGTTGGATTTGTAACTGTTTCCCCGGACATTTTTGGACTTCCCAATACTGCAAGATTGGTGCTTATATATACATCATCCCCCTTGTCCACCGGCGGACGATCATCGTCCCTTCGTATGTCGTTAACGGTTGCTTGGCCCGTTTCCAGACGTGTCTTCTGCCATCTGCTCTTGCTGTCAACGTCAAGAGCGTACAAGGCGGACAAGTCAAATGTGTACTTGTAATCCATATAAGTATTCTCATCGAGCAGTTTGGCGGCAAATTCGCGCTCTATCTCGGTGATTATAGGCTGCAAAGCCTCAACATAGAAAGCCACATTGGACATCTCGACGCTCTTATAGTTGGCGTTGGAATCGTCCATAAGCTTACTCGGTGGTATATTGAAGAACCGGGCAATCTCCCGGATATTAAATTTCCGACTTTCCAAAAACTGCATGTCAGCCGATGACATGCTTATAGGAGTTAATTTTCCGTCACCGTAGACAGCCAGTATATCCCCGCCACGGTTCAACGTATCCTGAATATCCATCCCCATATTCTTCAACTGCTCATCCTGATACTTCCCGTACCCTTGCACAGTCGTGTTATCTTGAAGAATAGCCTTGAAACGTCCACCCGTGGCAAAGCGTTTCAAGGTTTCACTGTCAGACGTAGCGGTAATGCTCAGACATTGCTTGGCATAAGCTATGGTAGACATGCCCCAATAACCGCCATCAAGACACATGTTTTTGAAATGAAGTATATCTTTCGGACCTACAGTTACACTTATCCCATTGGTTATATCATCAATCTTATATTGATTGGCATATACATCATAAGTTACCGAACCCGGGGAACACAAAATGAAAGATCCGATCTCGTGAAACGAATTGCGTACAGGGTAGATAAAGGCATTTCCTTGCAAAAGCAACTGGGCCACCGTATACTTTATCATAGTATACGAATTCATACGATCATTGGGGCGTGCCCCGAGCAGATAGTTTATCTTCTTCCCATCCTTTGTATCACTCAGCTTGAAATAGTTTTTCACCCTGTCCTTGCGCTTGTATTGAATGGTTAGCGTAGCTGCTGAACTTGAAAGCAGATTCACAGCACGATATACAGCAGCTATATTCAATGCAGCCCACGGAGAACTCACATAAAATATGTTCTCTCGATAATCCCCGCCTGCTGATTTCGTATTTCCGGAGTCTTCGTGCGTTTCATCGTTATTCTCTATAACCCTTTCCGGATTGCTGTCTATGAATGAAGGCAACGGCGCCGATTCTCTTTTGAAATATCTGAAAAAATTGTCCATATAATCAAGTTATAACTTCTATATATCGGACAATATGCTGTTTATGGTTACCTTTGTTCCGTGTTATTGTAAAGCCAAAATGTCATTAAGGAGGCTATCGCACCGTCAATCTTAAGATTTTCCTTCCTCTTCAACGGTTTCTTATTGCACATCTTATCCTCATCTATATAGCAGTTCCCGAAGTTCCAAAACAGGATAGGGTTATAAGCAAGAACAAGATGAGCCGGACGACTCTTCGCCGCCAGCTCCAGCGATTCTACCGGCGATGTGAACGCCCCGTAGGTCTGAGGAACAGCACGTAGTATCTTGTCCGGATTCTTCCCGTGCCCCAGAAGCCCCGATGCAAGCGCGTTGCGTATCTCGTTCGCCTTGTAAGCATCATAGCCTATCCGGCATATAAACAAATTACGGTCACGCCTTAATATGTCGTTTATAATCATGTCCATATCTATGACAGCACCGGGGCAGACCTTCAGCCAGCCTCCATCTACCCACATCCTATAAAGTTCACGGTTCGGGTGGGTTTCAATTGTTTCTTCCGGTATATAGCTATCCATGAACAGATAGAATTTTTTGTCCTCTTTACTATAAATATTGTAAACCACGGCGGAAAGGTCATCAGAAACGGACAAGTCAAAAGCCACCATAGCGGATGGCCTCCCCTTCACCTGTTCCAAGTTGATATTCATGGACAGGGAGTGGGCGAAATTCTGTGTTATCCACGGTTTCACGGAGCCTGACACAAAGACATTAAGTAACTTGGTCTTGAATTCTATCATAGCCTCAACGTTGCGTATCGCCTTGTTCCACATCTGGCGGTAATAACCCTCCTGTACCGTTATACCGATATGCGGATTACATTTCCTCCACAGATCTGGAGTGCCCATGTGTTCATCGTCAAGCTCCCATTCATCCGGCATAAATAGGGATGCGAACTGTGTATCATCATCATATTCACCCAAAAGAACCTTTTTCGAATTCTCCAATTCTATAGCGAAGGGCCCATCAGGCACGCGACTTGCGGTAGTTATAATTACCGTCAGAGGCTCCCTTCTCATACCCATAGAGGACACCATGACCTGCATAAGTTCCGCGCCCTCCGAGTGGTCCTTCACATATCTTGCCTGTGCATATTCATCAAAAATAAAAAGAGATGCGTTAAGACCGTCCTTTGCATCACCGCCCCCCGACAGACATTCTACAAACGATTCTTTCCCGTATGTATTGGTAGGTCTCCACCCAAGCCATTCACGGTTTGTCTTGAAACTGCGTCTTTCCGGATCTAGTTGGTTAATGATACCCTTTATCTCATTAAAACATATCTTCGCTTGTCTGCCTGAATTCGCGCCCGTGTACGCCTGCGCGTTCGCATCTCCAAAAAGAAGATCATTAACAGCCAGAGAAGCTGTGGAGGTCGTTTTTGAAAACTTTCTTGGGACGAATAGAATAGCCTCCCTTACCAACCGTCTCAACTCCATTACACGCCCGTTGACAACCTTTGTCCCCTTCTTCCTTTCCGTCATACCTTCCACACTGCCTATATCCTCCCATCTGTAAAACCCCAGTATAGAGGCAAACTGAAAATACTGCACGGGGGTAAGCTTATAACTGCGGCGTCCGTTTATTCCCGAAAACTTAAGGCTCTCGTATAAAGCGACAAATACCTTCACTTTCTTTTTCCGAAACGTGTAAGCATCCATCAGACGAAGGAATTTCAACACGGAAAGAACTTCGTACAAATTATGCCCATCCGGACAGGATTGTACACCTCGTATATATGAAAACAGCCGAATATCTATTTTCTTCAAATTATATCTTTCCAAATCGACAGATGCCAGCTTATCCGTATATTTTCGTTTCAGTGCCTTCTTTTCCTCCCATTCATTCATCATTCGTCCTCTCCGTCATTCACATTGTTAATATTCTCCATTAGTTTATCTAATGGGCTAGGGCCACGACTTCCACCATCATCCGGCTTGGTCATTTCCATGTTCATTTTCAACCCTTTCAATAGTTTCATCAAGGGCGAAGCCTGTTCAAACGGGACACGCGCCAAAGGATCAATTCTCTTTCTTACATGTCCCTCCCGGCTCTTCTCTTCATATACAATGTTATATTCATCATCAAGAACCTCTTCCGTGATTTTTTTAAACAACAGATACAGCCGGGAAAATATATCAATCTGACAATTCAACTCCTTAGAATACTTATTGACATCCTTCAGCGTTTTTATAATCGTATCCCTCTGATTCTTTATTTTTTTGCTGACCGCCCGTTGTTCCTCGCTTTTTTTCTTCATTGTGTTAAATATTTTAATATTACCTATTTTTACAATCTTGTTATCGTTTCGAGTAATCCCAAAACCCCGCCCCCAAATCCATATTTTCAAAACCAAATTTTGTGATGTTTAGGGGGAGTGGGTTTGAGTAATCCGGGTGGTCTTAAAAAATACACCCCCCCGGATTATAAGATAAACCTTTCCTTAAACCGGGATAATGAACGGTTTGCATTCTCCTTCACTTTAACTCTGCTATGCGATTTCATTTCTGTATGAATCAATGAATGGCAGTTATGACATAATGATTGCAAGTTGTCCATATCAAACATAAGCCTTCTCATATCAGTTACTGTTTTGGCTGTTTCACACGGCATAACGTGGTGAACCTCTGTTGCTGCCGTTATCACTCCATTTTGTTTGCAAATTTCGCACAACGGTGACTGTTCAAGTTTTCTTCTCCTTGTTTTTCTCCACGCTGTGGAATTGATCATCTTCTTGTAATTGTAATCCCTGCTCATTTTCTACTTTTTTATTTCTTGTTACAACTGGAACTATCCCATATTTATTTTCCCCCATAAAACTACTAACTTCCGTAGCCACGTCATTATGTATACCATCCGATGATACAGAAGACATATCAAGTAGCTCCTTGATGATATTATCATAACCGTTGACTCCTATATTACGTCCGATTACAAGTAATCGTTGTGCTAAATTTGGGTATAAATACCGAAAAACTTCTGCTAATACCTGTTCTTTTTTTGAAGAATGCACCATTCCTCTTTCGTTTTCTGTTATACAGCTTGATACATATCTCCTTCTGTTAGTAACCCTGTATATGAATACTGATGCCACTCTTTTAATATTATCATACGCCGAAGGTTTGACTGTATTTATCCTATCCTTTACAACTCTAAGGCGTTGAAATATATCCATAAGTTCAGTTTCATTATTATCAACTTCATTATATTCCGTTTCACAATCTGCCTTCTCTATGAACGCAGACAACAAGTATTGCATAACCTCATATCTACTGTTGAACTTATATTCTTTTACAATGTTATCCAATTTGTTAGCCGCATCCACACTTATCTTCGCCTGTACCATCACGTGTTTCACCCTAGATTTATCCCTCATTATTCACCTCCTTCTGTTTACTCACTTCCTTAACAAAATTATCAAACTCGGTTTGTAAACGATTCACTTTATTTTTCGTTTCAAGCACTTCCTCCGGAGTATAATCTTGCTCGTCTTCAATTACGCTAATATACAGAAGCACCAAGTCTTTATCTCGCTTTTCAAGAATTTCAGAGAACGGTCTGACAAAGAAAGGATTCTGCAAATCTAACCTTGCTTCCTTTCTCGCACACTCGGCACGATATTCGATATAATCTTCGTCGCTCATATTATAATGAGTGATATTATCAACAACACTACTCCAACGGCAGAGTAATCCGTTAGGTTGTCTTGCTATAAATGATCCCATAATTACCTCCTTCTAATTTTTTATTTATCCACGGTTGATTTTACAATAATCTTATTATCGGATGATGGCATTACAACCACATTTCCGGCATCTGTGCTAATTTTTAAGATAGGATTAGAATTTGCGTCAATACCGGCTACTATAATCATATCTCCAAAAACATATCTTTTATCTTGTTCTAATTCATTCATATTCTTTATCAATTACTTTTTTCAATTTATTAAAAGCCTTCTCTTTATCAAATCTAATCCCATCTTTGAACTCCAATATCAACTCCCAAAGCTGGCTTTTGTAAACATCACCTGCTTTATAGTCAGTCTTATAATGCCATTTCTGTGTAGTGGTTATTTCCTTAAATATATTCGTTGCATTAAGATATGCGGCTCCCCATTCTGTAAGCTCTACACTAACGGTATCATTCAAATCTATTTCTATCATAAATATTCCTTTCAAATTATTGTTATTAATCGGTTTTTACTATTTTCCCATTATCCAATATCAAATATAACCGGCATTTATAGCTGACTGTATCCGCCCATTGGTGAGCATATTTCAAATACTGATGTAGCTTATACCTTCCGGGATTATTCATCATTTTATTTCTTATTCTTTTTTTCATCGTTTTGAATTATTTTTTTATAACTACCGCCATTGTACTAATAGAAGTGCCACTCTCTTTAAACTCGCCTGCGCTGATTTCAAACACTTCTCCATGTACTTCTTCCAACCATTCCCGGAACTCAACACATTTCTTTTCAGACGCGAATTTCCAATGCTGACTAGTTATAGCTGCAAGAATTCCACCTTCTTCCAAGCGTTCATACATAAGTCTTACATGGTCTATGTCTTGATTGCCGGAGAATGGAGGATTAGCAATAATCTTAGTGTAATGCCCTACACTGTCTTTCGTAAAATCTTCATCAAGCAATATTACGTTATCAAGTGTATGAAGGAACTCCCTGTTTTCTGGCATCAGTTCATAACATTCAACTGTTACTGACGGGCACGACCGATGAATCGCTTTTATCAGAGCACCACGTCCGGCACTTGGTTCAAGTACGGTATCTGTTTCATGAATTCCACCGGCAAGCATTACCAGCCAGTCTGCAATATCAGCAGGTGTTTCAAAGAACTGAAAATCTTTTTGCAAATCGCATCGCTTACCTTCTTTC